GAATGTAAACGGATTTGATATTCCATATCTCTACAATCGAATCAGCAAAGTGATGGATGAAAAGTTTGCGAAGACACTTTCTCCGTGGAAGTTTACTTCCCTGCGAAAGTTTCATGCTGGCTTTGGTCGCGAGGAAACACACATCACCTTGAGTGGTATTTGTGTTCTTGATTATCTAGAGCTTTACAAGAAATTTACATATGTAAATCGAGAGAGTTATCGTCTAGACTATATTGCGAATGTTGAGTTGGGTGAAAGCAAACTTTCATATTCAGAGTTTGGAAATCTTCATACTCTTTATAAGAGAGATTATCACAAGTTTATTGAATACAATGTAAAGGATGTTGAACTTGTTGATCGCCTTGAAGATAAGATGAAGCTGATTGAGATGGCTGCTGCTCTTGCTTATTCTGCAAAGGTTAATCTTGATGATGTTTTCTCTCAGGTACGGATGTGGGAAAGTCTGTGTTATCATCACCTTCGCAAAACGAATCGGGTTTATCCTCCTAGAAAGATCACGTCCAAGGACGAGCAGTTTGAAGGTGCCTATGTTAAAGATCCTCATGTTGGATTTCATAAGTGGGTTGTTTCTTTTGATTTGAACTCTCTGTATCCTCATTTGATGATGCAGTATAATTTGAGTCCAGAGAAATTAGTTCCTTCAGATCAAGTTAATGAAGATCTTTTAGAATCTATGAAGCGAGTTGCTGATTATGATAAGGTTATCGGAAAAGAGTTTGACACTTCATTATTGAAGCGTGACAATCTAACGGTTGCACCAAACATTGAATTCTTTAAGCGCGATTCTCAGGGGTTTCTTCCTGAGATCCTTGATGATCTTTATACGAGGAGAAAGGCTTCAAAGAAGAAGATGATTGAATGTCAGCAGATGGCTGAAACTGCATCTGGTGATGATAAGAAGAAGTATCGCAATTTAATTGCAAAGCATAATAATGATCAGCTTGCCCGAAAGGTTCAGTTGAATAGTGCTTATGGTGCTTTGGGTAATCAGTATTTTAGATTCTATGATCTTCGTATTGCAAGAGCAATTACTAAGGCTGGTCAGCTTTCGATTCGTTGGATCGAACAGAGGATGAATGAATACTTAAATACTCTTTTATCTACAGAGAGTGTTGACTATGTAGTCGCAAGTGATACGGACAGTATCTATGTTGTTCTGGATAAACTTGTTCAAAATGTTTTTGACGATGATTCAGATAAAGAAAAGGTTGTTCGTTTTTTGGATGAGGTTTGTCACAAAAAGATTGAACCTTATATCGAGAAGTGCTATAATGATCTTGCTGACTACATGAACGCCTATGATCAAAAGATGGTCATGAAGAGAGAAGCAATTGCTTCCACTGGTTTATGGACAGCAAAGAAAAGATACGTTCTTAACGTGTATGATAATGAAGGAGTTTCTTACAAGGAGCCTAAGTTAAAGGTTATGGGTTTAGAAGCAGTTAAGTCTTCTACTCCTGAAGTTTGTAGGAATAAGATTAAAAATGCTTTGTCTATTATAATGAATGGTACTGAAAAGGAGATTCAAAAGTTTATCTCTGAATTCAAAGAAGATTTTTCAGGTCTTCCTCCAGAGGATATTGCTTTTCCGCGTGGTGTAAACGGGGTCAAAAAGTATACGGAGAACAGCACCTATATAAAAGGTACACCCATTCATGTGAAAGGATCTATTATTTACAATCGGCTAATTAAAGAACATAATTTAAATTTGACGTATCAAGCTATTGGCGATGGAGACAAAATTAAGTTCTTGTATTTAAACAAACCAAATCCTTGTGGTGAGAGTGTAATTTCTATTTTGAATAATTTGCCTGAAGAATTTGGTCTATACAAATACATTGATTATGACATGCAATTTGTCAAATCGTTTCTTGATCCCGTAAAGGTGTTGTTGGATTGCATGGGTTGGAATGCTCAGAAAACCAATACACTAGAAAGGTTTTTTGGATGATGATACAAAACGAAGAAGATATTATAGAAGAAGCACCACTAGAACAGGCAAATACAGCAGAAGTTCTTGGCGCTTTGTTTGGTGGCGAGGGTGACGGTCTTGAAAAGGCTGGGGTTTATATGTTGATGGACGATATTAAAAATGAGTCTGTTCGTCCTGCCATTGAATGGATTTTTAGAAATAACCTTTCATCAAATCAGCCCGAGTATCTGACTCTTATTATCAACTCTGGTGGTGGGTCTGTTACTGATGCCTTTGCTCTTATTGATACCATGAAGGGGTCTGGAATTCCAATTCATACCATTGGTCTTGGCGAGGTTTCAAGTGCTGCCTTGATGATTTTTATGGCTGGAGAAAAGGGACACCGAATTTTGACTCCAAATACTGCCATTCTTTCCCATCAGTATTCTTGGGGTAAGTGGGGTAAGGAACATGAGCTTGTCACTGCAAAGAAGGCGTTTGATCTTACTGCCAAGATGATTCTTACACACTATAAGAAGTGTACAGGAATGTCTGAAAAGAAGATTCGTCATGTGCTGCTTCCTGCTCATGATGTGTGGTTGAATGCAAAGGAGGCAAGAAGTTATGGTATTTGTGATAACATTAAGGATCTTTATTGATGTATACGATCATTACGAAAGATAATTGTAAGTGGTGTGTTCTGGCAAAGAAGGAATTCAAAAAGAGGAATCTGCAATATAATGTGAGGAATATTCCAGAGGATCTTTCTAAAGAAGAATTTCAACACATAGTTGAGCAACATGATACGAAGTTAACCGTCCCTAAGATTTTTAAGGAATCTATTTTAATTGGTGGTTATGAGGATCTCCTTGAGCATTTTGAAAATGGAGAAGGTGGATATGGAGAAGGTGGATTATGAGTGGAACATTTGATTTTCTTGGTGATTTAAGTAAGGTTAACCCTTTTGTTGATCAGTATGCAGATGTAACATCATATACTGATACGGGCTCTTATATTTTGAATGCTCTATTATCTGGTTCTATCTATAAGGGACTACCGGGAAATAAAGTAACTGCACTTGCTGGCGAGTCTGCGACAGGAAAGACTTTCTTTCTCATGGGAATTGTTCGACAGTTTCTTAATGATAATCCAACGGGTGGTGTTATTTTCTTTGAAAGTGAGTCGGCTATTACGCACAGCATGTTTGATGAGCGTGGAATTGATAGCAAGCGTGTTACGATGCTTCCCGTTTCTACGGTGGAAGAGTTTCGTACACAGGCAGTGACAATTCTCAATAAGGTTCAAGAGGTTCCTGAAGGTGATCGTCATCCACTTCTGTTCTGTCTTGACAGCCTTGGTCAATTGTCTACTTCTAAAGAGGTTTCAGATGTTGCTTCCGGTTCTGAAAAGAGAGACATGACACGCGCTCCTATGATCAAGGGTGCATTTCGTGTATTGACGATTGCTTTGGGTAAGCTGGGTATTCCGATGATCGTTACCAATCACACCTATGATAGCATTGGTAGTATGTTTCCAACCAAGGAGCTTGCTGGTGGTAGTGGGCTGAAGTATTCAGCGGACTCTATTGTATTTCTTTCAAAACGAAAGGAAAAGGATGGGACGGATGTAATTGGTAATGTTATTCATTGCCGTAATTATAAGTCGCGTTTAACGAAGGAAAATAAGATGGTGGATGTGATTCTTCGTTATGAGACGGGTCTTGATCGTTATTATGGTTTGATTGATCTTGCTGTTGAACATGAGATCTTCAATAAAGTTTCTACTCGTATCGAACTTCCTTGTGGAACAAAGAAGTATGCGAAGGAGATTCTTAAAGATCCTGAACGATACTTTACCAAGGAGATCCTAGATAAAATTGATGATGCGTGTCAGAAAGAATTTCTTTATGGCTCTGCGATGAAGGAGGATGAAAATGTCGATTCTGGAACAGGCGAGTGAAGTTGATATCAAGGAATATTATACAGTCATTCCAGATTCAGGTGGGGCTGTTAAAATTGTAGACGGTCCATTTGAAGGATTGATTTATAAGTATGGCGAGTTTAAATTAACAAGACCAAAGTCTGAAGATGAACAACCAGCTATGCAGTATGACTTTGATATTGTTGAGATTCCCCCTGATTTAGAAAATATGAGATTTCCTGATGAAATGAAGGATACATTTGATCAGCTTTTGGTTTCTATTCTAGTAGATATGGTTCAAGAAAACATCGCCGAGGAAGTGAGGATTGATTATGACAGCACGGACGGAGAGGGTGATATTGACGAGTCTTTTGAAAGACGAGTCTTTTATAAAATCGACAGTTCCGTTCCTTAGAGAAGAGTATTTCCACGACAACGTTGAGCGTATTGTTTTTAATTCAATCATCGAATATATAAACAAGTATAATACTAATCCGTCAAAGGATGCTCTTTCGATTGAGATTTCAGAGAAGTCTAATGTTGGAAAAGAATATGATTCGGTTATTTCTCTTTTGAATGAGCTTGATCAGAATACAGCAGAGCATGATGAAAAGTGGCTGATGGATACGACAGAAAAGTTTTGTCAAGACAAAGCGATCTATAATTCCATCATGGAATCTATTCAGATTCTTGAGGGTCAAACAAAGAAAGATAAGGGTGCTATCCCAACTCTTTTAACAGAGGCTCTGTCTGTATCTTTTGATTCGCACATTGGTCATGATTATATCGAAGACTCTGATGAACGGTTTGCGTATTACAGAAGAAAGGAAGAACACATTCCTTTTGACATCGCTCTTCTCAATGAGATTACTGAAGGCGGATTGATTAACAAGACTCTAAATGTTTTAATGGCATCACCGGGTGCTGGTAAAACATTGGCAATGTGTCACATGGCTGCAAGCGCAATGTCTAATGGACATAACGTTTTGTATATTACACTTGAGATGGCAGAGGAAAAAATCTCTGAAAGGATTGATGCTAATCTTATGAATGTCTCAATGGCAGATTTGAAAAGTCTTGCCAAGCAGATGTATGATAAAAAGATTAGCGACCTTCGACAAAAAACTACTGGTAAGCTCATCGTAAAAGAGTATCCAACGGTTCAAGCTGGAGCAGGACATTTTCGGCATCTCATCAAGGAGCTTACCATGAAGAAAAAGTTTGTTCCTGATCTTGTTTTCATTGATTATATTAATCTTTGTCAGTCGATGGTTTACAGAGGAGCAAACGTAAACAGTTATGAGAAAATTAAAAGTATCGCGGAAGAACTTCGTGGATTGGCTGTTGAACTCGCTGTTCCCATTGTTACTGCGACTCAGATTAATCGTTCTGGATCATCTAGTAGTGATGTTTCAATGGAAGACGTGGCAGAGAGTTTTGGACTTCCTGCGACAGCGGATCTTTTTCTAGCATTGATTCGCACAGATGAACTAGATGAGATGAATCAGATTATGATCAAGCAACTAAAGAATCGCTATTCTGATATGACTGCTAAACGCAGGTTTGTGATTGGAGTTGATCGTAATAAAAT